TTAAGCATCGTCGCCATCTCCTAATGTAATAATGTGTTTACGGTGCATTGGAAGTACCGGAATGTATGCAACCTTATCACTCTCGACATGTTCAATAGCTTTTTCACTCCAATTAGATACGTTAAATTTATCTTTAACTTTATCGGTGTGAGGCATAACGTTTATATCAGAGAATTTCATGTAATCATCATGCGAATTTTGAACAAAATAAATCTGTTTTATATTTCTTTCTAATGTATCACCATGAATCACAACACAATTCATACCCCTAATCGCAATATTGTGTAGTAAATATGGAATAACGTTATCTCCAAATTCCTCCACCATATACAAATAGTTGTGTGGGGCATAGCTGAATGGCGTTTCTGCTAATCTGTCATCATTCCATTTTTTAATAATTAGTGATCCCGTTCCAGCAGTTGGATCATATCCAGACCATCCACTTTCACTACTATTATCATTCCTAGTAATCTTTGCTAGTAATTCAGAAACATAATTAGGCGTAAAATCTTGCTGTTGAGATTTTCTCTCGGCGGCATATTCTTCAAAGTATTCACGAAACGTATCTGTTGATACGTTACTATTAATAGCTAGAATTTTTTTATAAAAATCATTGCGTTCTTTTGGTTTAAACAGCAAATCGCTTATAAATTTTTCGAATTCCGCATGCTGATTAACTCCAGCTATTGTATATAATTCGTTGCGTCCTAATTTTGCCATAACTATACCTCCATGACCGGCTTGCTCCATTCCCAAATGAAAACCACCAATTCCAGCAAAAAGGTCAATGAATTTCACTGTTCTGCCTCTCCATATATGACAAGTGCCGAAGGAAACGGTGCCGCATCTTTTGATTCACCATTCAGTTCAAATTTCAGCCGTCCACGTAAAAATTTGATTTGTGCTTTCCCAAAAATGAAATCATGCCAGTAACTGGTATCTGTACGCGCCGGAATTAGCATGACAATATCTCCTTCTGCTTTTAACAAGCTTTCTTCGTAAGCTTTTTTAACCCACTTGTGAAGCTCCCGTCCATATGGCGGATTTAAAAATAAATTTCCACCAATCCTATGCCAATCTTGACTTAGTGAGTCATCTGTCTCAGTAAAGTAGCTCTTGCACTTTGCGTTACTATCACTTGCCGCCAAATCAAATGTGAAGTGGTATTTCTCATTCAGCTTATTAAAAAAATCTTGGGGTGTTTCCCAATAATTCTTATCTGATGAAAGCAAAGCACTATTCATTTGTCTTCCTCCCTAATATTCCTCAAATATGCCGTTCTTAGCGTCGTACTCGGCGATTACCACCGGTATCTGATACTTAGCCATGAACATCTTCATACGCAAGACAGACGCTCTGGTTAACGTTGCACGACTGCCTTTCACATCCACCACGCTGACCAATTTGCCGTGTTCGTATATGCTGAAATCTGGCGTATAGGTACAACCACGGACATGCTTCCTAGGATTTTGTAGATCGAAGCTTGGTAAGGTCTCAAACTTCTCATGGATTTTAAAATCCAATTTCAAGTTCTTCAAGTGCAGGTAGTACGCACCCTCGGCCTTGCTATCAAATTGGTGACCATCAATACTCATTTTGTGGGCGTTGAACTTATTGCCCTTCCTTGGCAATTTAATTGCCGACTTAGGTGGCTCTTGGACACCTGTGGGATAGTTTGTCATTTAGATCATCCCTTCATCAATTTCGTCCATTCGTTTCCGTGTCATGATATGCAGCGCAATCAAGTCATCTTCTGACAACTTAATTGGTCGTATATGATATTTCTCGATGAAGCTCTTAGCACCCATCTGATGGCGCTCGGTGTGATGCTCACGGCAGAGACACTCAAAGTACAGTTTGCGATGATCCACTAGCTTGCGACTACCTCTGCCTACCGGCGTGAAGTGATCGATGTCGCTATGCAGCTTGCCACAAATCACACACTGCCGATGACGTAAGCACTGGACCGCTTTCGGGTAAGTATCAGGAATGGCATCCCATGTCTTCGTTTTGAACGGAATCCCATTCTCAAAACAGAAGTCGAGTATAAAGGTCAGGAACTTATTTGCTTGATCCATACTGCAATCACTCATTGAGAAGCTCTCTGCACCCGTTTTGGCGTAGTAGAAGTATTTCATCCACTGTTCCATGTCTCGGATATCATAGCCGGTGTACATCGCCATATCCCGTAGCATGGCAAAGATCTTCTTACGCTGGTCTGGTGAGATCTGGCGACCATCATCAATCTGTAACTCAATCGTTGGTTGCTTGTTAGCGGCAAACTTTTGTAGTCGGTATATATTCAGTTCATCATCGAGCTTGATTGTTATCTCGTCACCCTTGATTGCTTTGAGCTTGCCAAACATCTAAACACCTCGTCACTAACATTTTTGTCAATCACTGATATAACAACATTTTCGGAGTTTTTCCGAATTTTTGGATAAACTCCAAATCAGAACGGTAACGAATCATCACTGATATCAATCGAATCACCAGAATTAGCAAACGGATCGCCACTTTCTGATTGATTGTTCTGGTTGCTTGACCGTTGTTGTCGTGGCCGTTGTGGTAAATCGAAGTCGTTCACGCTCAACTCCAGGCTAAACTGTGGTTCGCCTTGTTGATTCGTCCATTGGTTGATTGACCACTGACCGGACAAAGCCACGTTGTCACCTTTGTGGAAGTATTTCATGATGGTATCAGAACGCTTTCCAAAGACGGAGCATCGCACCCAATCTACTCCGTAATTACCATTTCGATCTGGTCGTTTCTGTCGAACCGCCACTGTGAAATCAGCTACTTGGTTGTTTCCTACCTGCCTGGCTTGTGGATCTTTGCCCACGTTGCCAGTGATTGACATAATTCGCATAATAATCTCTCCAATCACGCCATATACTCAGGTGAATGATGAGCTTGCTGTTGCTCATCCAGATTCTCCAGCCGGTATATCAGCACTAGTTTTTTTAAATCCTTCAAATCATTGATAAAATCCACATCACCGTACTTGTCGTTCATGGCGTCAAGATAGCGTTTCTTGTCCTCAATCAACCGACAATGCTGTTGCTTTTCGATTGTAGCCACCTCAATTGCTTTGTAGATGTACTTCGCTCGTTCATTCTCACAATCCGCTAACTGCTGTGAATCCTGAAGCACGTGAATGCGCTTGGTGTACAGTGCAGCCTGTTTGAGTAGAATGGCTACCGCTTTGGTAATGTGCAGATCCTCTTTGGTAAACAGCTCTTTTAATTCTTGATTATTCATGTACTGCATGTGGACTCACCTCAGCAATCTTTTGTAAATCTTTCTGGAAATAGAACTTCAACAAACCAGTTTCACCATCACGATTCTTCTTGATCGATAAGTTCAAGTTAGGATCGTCCAGGTCATCACTTGGCCGCCACAGGAAACCAACCACGTTTGCGTCTTGCTCAATGGCACCGGTTTCCCGCAAGTCGCTTAAATTTGGCTCGTTGCTTTGGCGAGATTCAACCCCTCGATTAAGTTGACTGAGCGCAATAATTGGAATTTGCAAGTTCTGGGTCAACAATTTCAAACGCCGGGAAACTTCTTCCAGTGCTTGACGGGTATCTTCACGTGGATTGCTGGTCTCCACAAGCCCAATGTGATCGACAACCGCCAAGTAGCGGCTAGTTTTGCATCGTTGAGCGTGCTGTTTAATCACACTGCTGATGTCGTCAATGGTGGCGACCCGATCGTTCGACCAGAAACGAATGCCAGCAATTTGCTTAATCGTATTGGCAGCGACTTCCTTTTGGCTCTCACTCATCCGCACAGCTGGATTTTTCCAAAGATTCAACGGAATCCCAGACGTGGCGGCATACACGCGCCGCATATTCTGCTTGGAACTCATCTCTAGGGAGAATAATTCAACTGTCAAACTTGGATCACCCAGGATGGCGTTGGTTGCCAGGTTCAAAGCAAAAGCTGTTTTCCCAACTGACGGACGTGCCCCAATTACAATTAACTCGTTCGGTACCAGGCCACCACCCAGATACTTATCAAGCCCTGGATAGGTTTTGATAAACGAAGTATTGGGCGTATTCAAATCCCGCAGAGCCTCTTCAACCTGCTTGCTGGCGTCAATGTCAGCATGAGTATCGGTTTGCTCAGCCTGCTTACGAATATCAAGCAAATGTTCAAAGTTAAATTCGCTGGGATCTTTAGCCACATTGATAGCGGCGCCTTTCATCATGCCAATGTAATAAGCCTGGCGTAATTGTTTGAAGGTAGCTTCTGGGTCTAGTGGCCGATCGACCCCTTGAATTGACCGGAAGATCTTTTGAACATCCAGCTTCTTGCCAAACGGGGTATCACCAAAAGCTGCCGCTATCTGTTCAGCATTCTCGTAGCGGGTGCCCCACAAGTTGACATAGCTTGCAAGAATCCGGTAAGCATTGTTGGTAAACCATTTCTCGTCGACCGTGTTTGATTCCAGGACTTGCGGTTGGTTAATCAGGAACCACATCGCCTTACGCTCAATCTCTGGCATGTTTCTGTTAGTGCCCATCATCAACACCTCCTGCTGCTAAATAGAGTTCTGGATGCAGTATTCGCTCGGCCTCGGCTTTAGTAACTTGCGGGTACTCAGCCTGGATAATTGGCATTGCCTCGTCAAGATCATTGCCGGTCTCGGAATACTTGTAGAGAACGAATTTGTCACGGTCTCTCAGCCACTTTTTATGCTCATCCTGCTTTTTAGAAACCCGTTGTTCAGGGGTTGAACCTTGATCGGCTTGCATTTTGAGGTAAAGCTGATCGTACTGATCCCTTAGCTTCCTGGCTGAAAGGATATTGGTTGACCAAAAAGAATCATGTTGGCACCACTTGATAACCAAAGCTACCTGGTGCTTATCACGATGGTCCAGTTCAACAAGCTTACGCATATCGTCAGCCCAAGTTTGCAAGTTTGGTTGTTTAAAGTCTGGATTGTTCAGCATGATTTGCTTTTGCAGATAAACAGCCAATTTCATGAAATCATTTGCTTGGTCGTAAACCGGTTTTTTTCGGTTTCGACGAGAAGTCTTTTTCTGTTTCTGTTTATGTTTATTTAATGCCACACTATTGTCTACACCACTGTCTACACTGTTGCCCACACTACTGTCTACACTGTTGTCTACACTATATGTAGACAAATTGCCGTAAAGCTTGGTAATACTGTACTTTGCTGACTGGTTTCCCTTACGTGATTCCCATGTAATGAAACCTTGTTGGGTGAGTGCGTTGCGTGCTTTGTAAAAGTTGGAGGATTTGGATGTGTCCTTTATTCCAGATCGCTGGCATAACACCGACGAGGCTACCGTAAATGTATTTGACCATGCAGCTTTATTGTTTATGGACATTAAGGCGTGCCATAAGGCAATTTCTGATGAGTTCAATGGATTTAGTTCGAGCCGGTCATAGAACGCGTTGATCTGAAGTAGATAGTTCATTTTTTCACCTCCATTGGATTTGATTAGTGGTTAAACATTTAGGCTGTCAAACAATTCATCCGATGATTTCTCATCGTCTTTTGATTTTTTAGAACGAAATTCCATCAGCTCAGTGCTGAGTTCATGATCCAAAGCATTCAAGTCTTCTTTACTCATCTGACCCCAACTTGATACTTTGGCGTGCTTCATTGTCGCTTCAAGTAATGGTTTAGGTTCCATTGCCATCTCTTTGGCCAGAGAAGCAACCTTACCCTTGATGGTGTCTTTATCTTCAGCAGTAGCCATTGGCTTGCTAGGTGTCTTAGCTGGAGCCTGACGGCCATACTTGCGCTTATGTGGCTGTTCTTTTGGAGCACTCTTAGTTGCTTGATTACCATCGTCGTCAACGTCAGACGTAACACCAAACACTGCTGATAAGGTGTAACGACGTGCGTAGGTCTCAGCTGATCCAAACGCCTGGGCGTCATTCTTACCCACTGGAACGTTCAACGGATCGAACTGGATGTACTGGCCGGATTCGTGCATGAGAAACGTGGAGACAGAAATTTGATTTCCATCACTGGTAACTTCCTGTGTGTAGGCGAAGCCTTTCGGGAGTGCCTTATCAATGGCATCTACAACGCCTTCCAGCATTACGTATTTGGACTTAAAGAATGGGTTGTTCGCATTCTTTTCTGGCTGCTTGATATTCTTACGAACCTCATTGAGTGCCTTCGCAATTTCAGATATATTCTCACTTTTCTTCATATAGACCACTCTCCAATTTATTAGGGTGATAACTAACAGATTCCTTTTCGATCACAGTAATTCCAGGTACTTTCTCGCCATTTTGATCAATGGCTACCCCGTCATAATCGGTCAGTTGTTTTTTGAAGTCTGCCCATTTAATGTCTTTTTTTAGTAAGTCTGGATAATTCTTTTCTACAAACGGAAGAAGCTTACTGGGTTCACGTTGGTATTGTTTAGCATGACGCAGGCTGGTATACCCAGCCGGAACCTTAACCTTGCCATCAGGTTGCGTTTGACGATACTGTTCAATCAACTGTTCAAAGTAATCCTGGCTTTCTTTCAATGGTTTAGTTTCGCTTTCGTACCATTCCTTGGTTTGTTCGTCAAAGCCGGCTTTTTGTTGCGCCTTGATATCCAGCTCTTGCTTAACCTCAGCTAATTTACGAAATGCCCAGTTTGCTTTGTTATCGTCATCAATAACAAATGTTTGTTTTTCCGGTGCCTCTTTAATTTCATCCATAGCTAATCCTCCTCGTAGATTCCGGTAACTTCGTAATCACTTAGTTTATCTTTTTCTTTTCTGAGGCAAGTCAGCAGCGCGCTTTTAACGGTAGGATTGCTTTCTTGGTCATAAGCTCGTTCCAATCCAGTGACTCGCAAGCGTGCATATTTAATTTTTCTCAACCCATATTCGAGTTTCTTATTCATATTTCCACTCCTCCAATATCCATCTCGTCTTCATGCTGGTCTTCATATTCGGCATATTCCGCCTCGGCCAACTCTTCTTGTGTTAGCTTTGGATCTTCGTATTCATCAGCCATGTTTTCGTAATACTCATCCTCATTCATGGTTAATTGCCTCCTTCACACGTTGCCATATTCCCTTACGGGGGTTAGAATAAATATATTGATTAATTTGATATGTGCTCAATTTGGAGACGTTTGACAATCCTACTTGTCGGGCGTCTTTTTTGTTGTCTACTTTATCCATGTCGCTCACTCCTCTTCCTCCATTTGCTGTCTGTTAATTCACCGCTGATCGCCATTCCAAGCAGAAAGGCAATGAACCAATCCGATGTAATCACATTCCAAATCATGATTATTAAATCTTGATACCAAGTCATATACATCGCCTCCTAGAATCCGTAGACCGTGTGATTATGGATCCATTTCTCAACTTCTGGTGCTGGATACAATGGCCGTTTCTTACCAGGAATAATCAACTTTGGAAAGTCATTCTCATAAAAAACCGGATTAACGGTGTTATACCCACATCCTGGGAAATATCGCTCGATTACTTGCATTTTGGTAAGTAGCTCCGTATTGGTAACACTAGGCTTACTCATATCCTAGCCTCCAAACTTTTGATTATATTCATCAACCAATTCTTTAATCTCGCCATCTGATAACTTGGCAAAAATCATTTTTGCGTAAGTGTATTTCAATTCGGATCCAATCTCTTCAAAAGAATCCTTAAAATGCTTAAGTAAGAAGTCTGACTGTGCAGGTGTTCGCTGACGCGGATCCATGGCAATAATGTAATCCGCTTCATCTTCAGATGATTGCCGCTCATGCTCTTCCTTTTTCTGAGAAACCTCATCAGCGTATAAATCTTGCTGTAAAACTGGATTGTTCATCATTGATGGAATACCAAACTCACTTCTTGAAGCACTGAATGCCAGTGGTAACGACCATAGCCTTTGGACCAGTGCTTTCTTAACATCTCGTGGTGCATTTCTTCGACCAGCTCGAATATTGCTTAACTGACTATCAGAAATATGGGCCTGTTCAGCAATTTCAGTTCGGTCAAACGTCTTTTTTAATTTGTCTAAATCAAGTGTTAATTGTTTAGCAAATTTTGAATCTTTCACTTTTGATCATCTCCATTTTGAAAAAAGATTAATCGTCCTTTTCCATCTGATTTGGTAAATTGGACTTAAGGAGTTAAGAAAATAGTAATTGCTCCTCACTATCACAAAGTGATTGATACATGGCCTTGAGAAAATCATCACCATGCCGATCAATCATCTCTTTAACCATTTCAACGCCATGTGCTTTGGCAATTGGGCTATTGAGAACTTGTTCTATCATTTCTGCACGGTTCATAGGATCACCTTCTTTCGTTCTTTGAAAACTAAACGACATGATAAGAAAAACTAATCCTCTTTTTCTGCATCTTCCAATGTGTCGTGGCTTGCTAACAGCTGACCATTTAGTGAGTAATAATTATTAAGATACCTAGTCATACTCTCTTTTGTACCGTTACCAATTACTGATACAACTTCGATTACCTTAATAACTTTTACATTTCTAACCATTGATTTGTTTGGATCTCTCATTACTTGGTCACCTCCTTATCCTCATCTGTCAGTAATTCATTGACATCAACGTTTAATGTTTTAGCGAGCGCGACGATTTTTTTGATATTCGGTGTATACAAGTTGTTTTCAACATCGCTAATTGTTGTTTGAGATACACCGGAAAGCTTAGATAGATCAATTTGCGAGTAATTCTTCAATCTCCTTAATCTTTTAAGGTTGTCACCAATCATTTTTATCACCTACCTTTATTTCGGTAACTTCATTATACCGCCATAAAGATAACTGTCAACGGTATTTCGGTAATTTCTTGTAAAAATATCTCTTATACTAGAGATATTCGTAATAGTTAGGAGCTAAGCAATGAAAACCGACGCACAACTTATATCAGAACGACTTTTCACTTTCCTTAATGAGAGAAACCTCACAGTTAATAGGCTTGCTACTTTATCTGGTGTTCCTCAAACAACATTAAACGGAATTGTTAATGGTGAAAGTAAGAATCCGAGAGTAGGTACCATACGCAAATTGTGTAAAGCACTTGATATTTCTTATCATGATTTTTTTGACTTTCCTCCCTACAACGAAATTGAAAAATGAAGGGAGGTGAACCTATTGCAAGATTATGATGAAATAGAAAATTTTATCTTGGATGAATTTGTTAAGGTATCTAAAAACAATGACAATATACATGCTGTTTTACAAGCCACTTTAGACGCTGGTACAAAAATGGGATATACAGACGAAAACATGATTCGCGCATTGAAAGATCTATATGAACGCGGATTTACTAATTTTAATGTTGATTGGTCTGCATTAGGACCATCGGATCCACAAATATCTATTCTTGACTCTGTGCCACTAACACCTGCTGGATATAGATACTGGAAAGAAAATAGTCATTAGTTTTTAGAAGAGGGATTCTTTTTTGGAGAATCCTTTTTCTGATGAATAAATATCACCATTAATATATTCAATTGTTACTTTAAAATAGTTGTTATAGTTGGTTATCATTCCTGGTTTTATAATCAATTCATGCCCATGACGATCGTTAACAACAATTTTTTTAGGATGTTCTTTGTAAAACTCCTTCATTTGCTCACCTTCTTTCGCTCTTTGAAATTTAAATCCAACATCATCTTTAGTGGGATAATTGAGTTACTCCATTAAAGGTGGTGACTTGCATGGCATATTTAATTACGTACGATTTGGATAACCCTGGTCAGAACTATAAAGATCTCATTGAGCATCTGAAAACATATCCTGGCTGGGCAAGAGTGACTGAATCTTGTTGGTCCGTCACAAGTGGCAAGACAGCTAAGGAAGTTAGAAATGACCTTGAGCCATTTATCGATAACAATGATAGATTGCTTGTAGTACGCCTTAGCGGTGAAGCTGCTTGGACTGGGCTTCCTAAAGATGTTACAGATTGGATCCATAATAATGTTTAGTTTTGATGGTTAATACTTGTTGACCCTTCGGACGTCTGTGGTTCAGTATTACGCTTGATAGCCTTTAGAATTGCCATTTGATCGTCAGACGGCATAAGATTAACGTTCAAATTAATCTCATAGTTCTTAGCAAGAGTTGCTATTTGCGGTAGCAACTCTTTTAATTCGTTCAACGAATGGACGCTTAGATTCATATTTAACTTATCCATGTATTCACCTTCTTACGTGCTTACCTTCTGCGCGGAACTTGTCTTCTTCACTCTTAGTGAACAAAATCTTTAAAAAAAAGTTCATCAACGGTTTTACCGTAAAACCTCGCTGTTTTCCACATTGTTTTCTTTGAAGGACTCTTACTACCGTTCTCCATCTTAACTAACATAGAGTAACTTATTCCAATACCTTTTGCAGATTCGAATTGGCTTAGGCCTTTTTCTCTTCTAGCTTCTTTCAAAGGATTCATTTTATCACCTCCATCACTCTACGTGAATAATATATCATCACCGACAGTGAAAAGTCAACACTTTTAGTGAAAAAGGTTTAAAAGCATTAACTTTCACCACCAGTGATAGTATTCTATAAATAAATACAGGGAGTGAAAAAGCATGACTAATGGACAGAGAATTGCTTATTTACGTAAGCAGAAACGAGAAAGCCAAAGTGAACTTGCAAAAGCTATGAACGTAAGTCCAAGCACTATTGGCATGTGGGAAACTAACCAACGCGCTATTAAAGACAATGACTTATCCAATTTAGCCGATCATTTTAATGTAACCACTGATTATATACTCGGTCGCTCCGAGCCTGAGGATGGCCTACGGGTAGCAGCCCATTTATCTGATGACTATGATTCACTACCTGAAAGTCAAAAACGTGAAGTACAAGAATATATTAAGTTTAAGACGGCACAATACAGGAAGGAACAGCAAGATAAAAAGGACTGATGCTTATGGAAGACATCGATAAGTTAATGTCAGATTTTCCTCAATTCAATTATCAGTATGAACGGATGCCTGAAGGTATTGACGGGCTAAACATCGGGAATGAAATTATTATCAATTCTGAAATTGGTAAGGAAGAACAACTACAATGGTTATATGAGGAAATTGGACATGCAATGACATCCGAGGGAGACATTACAGATTATCATGATCGCAATAATTCGTGGCAAGAAAACCGTGCTCGTAGCTGGGGCATGAGTCACTGTCTGCCAAGGAAAGAATTAGAGCGGATATCAAAATCAAATGTTGATAATGATTATGAAGTTGCTGATGACCTCGGTATTCAGGTCGATTACTTACATACAGTTGGGCTTATGTACGGGTTAAGATATAAATCTATTGATTAATTATCGAGGAGGTATATACATGAAAGGAACAATTGTGGGGGCAACATTAATTTTGGGTGCTTTGCTTTCAGGCTGTGGAACGCAAGCCAATAACAAGCAGCCCAAGCAAAGGGAACCCACTACACCTTTAAAAGTAGAGAATATTTCAAAGGGAAAAATTCAGTCTAATAAAAATGGAAAATACGAAGTTAAGATGATTGCTCCGAAAAAGGCAACTGTCGAAGCAACGTATATAATGCCTAATGGAGCTGTTGGCACTGAAATTCCTGTGCATAGTTTACGTAACGGGCATTTTGTTATTAGCGAGAAAATCAGTCCAAAGCATAAAAAAATCTATATAAGCATTGGAGCGTACAACAAGCATAGCAAAGATCACAATAAAAATATCACAGTTATAAATAATAGTTATTCATCACAAAACATCCAAGCATCAAAAAAGATGAAAGGCAATTCCACAGCAACTTCGAAATCATTGCAAAGTTCCAAGCTTCAAGCATCGAAACAGAATAATAAGGATCCGCAGAAGCATGGGCTATCCGGTTTGAAGTATCAGGCCGATAAATACCTAAAGAAAGATGATTCGGTTGCCTTTTATCATCCAGTTAAAGTATTGGGGTACGACGATACCAAACCTTACGTAGCTAACATCGAATTTAAAGCAAACAATGAAAGCAAAGCAACAATGAAAGATGGTGCTGTCTCTATACTTGAGGGTGTAAAAAAAGCCGATTACAAAGATTTTTCAAATATTAAAATATCTTTTACTCAAAATGTATCCAATGCCAATGGCAAAACTTTAAAAAATATCCCAGTTTTAGGATATTCATTTAGCCGAAGTACCCTTGAGTCGATAGATCCTAACAACATGGACAGTTCTGATTTAAGTAAAGTTGCAGATAGTCACTTCGATAAGCATGTTGAAGATAATTAGGATCGGGTTGCAATAAATCATCGTTGACTACGCCAAGGTGGACTAGATATTGCTTGTAATTTATGTAGGGAATAGTGAGGAGCGAGTTAAATGAGGTTAAAAAAACGTTATTACTAGAGGCTGCAGCATTGACGATCGGCGTAACGATACAGTCAAACCTTTCTAATGCACGAGCCGCCGTTTCATATACTCCAAGAAGTTTGCGTGGAAACTTATCCTATCGAGAGGTTGCCAAACGTACTGGAGATCGGATTAGCCACAGTGCAGTCGCACAAGCAGAAAAAGGAATTAACACACGTAGGAAGCCTTACGTTCCGTCACCAGAAACTCTTAAAGAATTAGCTGGCGTCTATCATGTCAGCTTTGACGATTTAATGATGCGAGCAGGCTATCTAATTAATCCTACAAACGTTAGGACTCATCCAACATCGGATGGCGCCAAGGTTACAGCAGACGTTGGGTTTGAATTATCCAAGCAAAGTATTCCAGTTTATGGCATAATTCACGCTGGCGAGCCAACTTTTGCTGATCAACATATCATCGGCGAAACGCCGGTTACTGATCGCATGATAGACGACTACGGCAAGGACAATTTGTTTGCTTTACAGGTCAAAGGCGACAGCATGAACCGTGTTGTTTTGCCCGGTTACGTGGCAGTATTTTCGAAGGATGCTAAGATCGAGAACGGCGACATTGTGGCCGTATTGATTGATGGTGACGAAGCGGCCATTAAGCGTTTTAGAAAAACATCACGTGCGGTCATGTTTGAACCGGATTCTTTTAACCCGATTTATCAACCAATTATTTTTGCCAGAGATCAGGATCAAGATTACAGGATTTTGGGAAAATTCATTTATGCAACATCAATGCCAATTTAGGAAGTAATTATTATGAACAAGATTCTGAATCATCTAATCAAATCTATCGCTGATTTTATAAGGTTTACTGTTTCAATTTTGCTACTCATCTTTTTTGAAATAAGTATTGGAGCGCTATTTAATACTGACGGGAAAATTGGAACAACTATCGGTGTATTAATCATTTCTGTAGGATCTATTGTGGCTGCATACTATGTATTGCCACCCAAGGCGCGCTTTCTAAAACGACTGATTCCGCATGTTTTAAAGCCAACCAAATTTAAATATGGTAAAGATGTCTTGTATAGCTTTCCTTCAAATAAGGGTAATTTACCTCAGCTCAAGCTAATCAATCTGAACTCACAAATTTCTGAAGCTCAAAATGATTTGCGGAGTCTGAACTTTCAAGAAGAAAATTTAGAACAACAAATTGATTTTGATAAACAAGATCATTTGACTTGGACTAATAAAGTTAAGGATTTGCAGTCCGAATATAACGTTTTGCAGTCAAAATATGATGATATAAAAGTCACTCTTTCGAATAACAAACAGGAAGTCAAATTTGGTGGCAAACTAATGACTGTTCAGGAAGCAATGAAACAACGGGATCAAATAATTCGGGACTTTGACGACATTAAATCCAGAAAACAGCAAATTGAATCTTTTTATTCAGGAAAAACATTTCAGGGCTATCTGAAATATCGTGTAACTTTAGAGCTGAATAAAATTGACGATCTAACTGGATTAGAATTTGAAAGCTATATTACCAATTTGTTGAAAAAACTTGGATTTAAAGATGCAAAGTCCACTGTTGCTACAGGTGATAATGGAATTGATGTCTTAGCTCACAATGGTGACACCTATTATGGAATTCAGTGTAAATTGTATTCTAATCCAGTGGGTAATCAGGCGGTACAACAGGCTTATGCCGGTGGATCATATTACAAAACTGACAAGAATATAGTTGTTTCTAATAATTATTTCACTCCCAGTGCATTGCAAGCTGCAGACACTATGGATGTTGACCTATGGGATAGAGATAAATTAGCTGAACTTATCCTTGATACATTCAAGGCGTTTCAAGAAATTCCCGTTTCTAGTCAACCACAACATATTGAATCAAAAGAGATGGTTTAAATGGCAATTGTCTTGTTATTAATTTTGGGAATAGCATGTATTTGGATGTTCTTCACTCGTTGGGTATGGTGGATTTTAGGGATTACGATTTTGATTAACATATTTACTTGGTGGGATAAGTTAATTGACTTTTTGTTTGGTAATCTCGTGACGGGTTTAGGAATTCTGCTTTTTCTCATTCTGGTCATTATCAACGAAATTCCCGCTTGCTTTCATCACCCCACCTACTTGCAAAGATTTAGAGCACGCAATAATTAGGAGGCAGCATTATGGCACTATTTGAAACTAAGGAACAAAAAGAAGAAAAGCTCCAGCAAAAGGTTGACGCATTTTTAACCGATCATGGACTAAATGATCTTAACCCAGAGGACAATCAATTGGTTAAAAATGCCATGAGTCAAAACGGAGTGATGGATGCGTTAGTTTATGGGTTTGGTGCCAGAATGCACGGCTCGGACGCTGAAAACATGATGATTAATAATCTGCAAACCATTGTGGAGCAAAATTGGCTTTTGATTAAGCAAAACGATACTTTGCAAAAACAAAATGCTGAAATCATCAACAATTTAAAAAAATAAATAACCTTGGCCCTTTCGAGGGCTTTTATTTACCAGTCAAAGCGAACGTATGTGCGAAAGGAGATGAGAGGCCATGGCTTCCATTTACAAGCGTGATAAGACCTGGGCCGCAATGTTGTCTTACCAGGAGAATGGACGGCGTAAGCGGCTCAGTAAGACAGGTTTTAGCACTAAATCTGGTGCCCGGGCATGGGCAACGGCGCAAGAAGCTCAAATCCAGAAACATGGATCCAGTAAGTTAAGCGATCAGACTGTCACGGATTACTTTCAAGGATGGTTTGACACTTTCAAGAAGTCCCACATTGCACCAGCAACAATCCGGCGGTACATGGCAACCAAAACCGTCATTCACCAATATTTTGGCAACCGGGCTTTAACTTCGATTGACTATGATGATTACCAGAAATTTATTAACACGCTGGCAAAAGACCACAGTATTGCGTCTGTTCAGAAAGTCCATAGCCAATTCAGGGCTGCCATCCGCAAGGCTTATCAAATGGGTAAGATTAAGGCTGACTTCACGCAAGACGTCGAACTATCTGGCTTGCCCGGCAAGACACAAGCTGAAAAATACTTAGATATGGACGATATGCAGAAGCTGCTGAACTACACAACGGACAACATCAACGACATTACGAATGTGACGAACGCCATGATCGCCACTTCCCTGCTCACTGGCATTCGCTACGAGGAAGTCATCGGCTTAACCTGGGACTGTGTCAACTTCAAAAAGATGACGCTTAAAATTGATAAGGTTTGGTATTACGTCGATAATCAATTTGGCCCCACGAAAAACGAGCAATCCAATCGGGTGATTAAGATAAACGATCAGTTGGCAACAATTCTTAAAAAATGGCAACAAATTGTCAACGACTTTCTAGATCGTCATCATTACCCAAATCCCAAAGATTTTGTTTTCTATTCCAGATATTTACATGTCGTTTCGTCAACCGACGTCAACAAGGTTTTGAAAAACATCTATTTCCGCCACATCATCAGCAAGCGAATTACATTCCATGGCCTCCGGCACACCCATGCCAGCTTCTTAATCTCTAAGGGTGTCACCGACCAATACGTTGCCAGACGATTAGGGCACGAAAACACGGTGGTCACACGGACAACCTATGCTCATCTTTTTAAAGATAAACAAACCGAAGAAGAAGATAAAACGATCGACTTGCTGGATCAGCTCGACAACAAATAA